TTTATTTGCTGGTGCTGTAACTTGGGATAATGATGGAAATGTTATAGATAAAAGAGTAGAAATAAATTATGATGGTTATGACAGATGGTTAAGTGAAGATTTTATTAAATCAATAGTAACAAAAGAACAGTTTAAGTCAGTAGAGTATGAGGTGGCAAATGATAGATAAAAAAAGATTTGAAACCTACCTACTAGCTAATATTGTTATAAGCAAATCAATGAGAGATAGAGCAGATAAAGACTTGTCAAAAGCAAAAACACAGGAACAAAAATCAATATTTTATGTAGCTGGCATAAGAGCTGATGAACGAATAAAAGTATACGAAGAATTACTAAGAAAGTTGGGTGAGTAATATGATAGAAGAAATAATAGGAGTTGATACAGATGAATAAAAAAGAAATGATTGAAATAAGTAAAATAGATTTATTAAGAGCATTTCAGAAATTTTTAAAACTAAATCAGGGGGAATAATAGGAGAGTGATCTAACAGTGAAAATAATAATATATACATTAATAAAAAACACAATAACCTTAATATGTTTTACTTTACTAGCGATATTGTTTAATCGTTGGTGGATAGTATTTTTCTCAATTTTATTTATGAATAGTTATAAAATCGAGTTTAGGAGGAAAGAATGAAAGAACATATAAGAGGTTTTGATGTTAACAGAAGAATAGCGATACCAAAGGAAATATTAGAGGAACTTAAAATCGATTATGAAGTAGACCAGATGGAAATATCAATAGTAAATGGAAAAATAATATTGGAGAAACAATGAATTTATACGAGTTGCAAAAAGAATATAATTATAAGAAAACTTTAATAAAATATGCCAAAAATAAATTAAAGTATTTAAGAAATAGTCTCGAGCCAGGAGCAAGTAAAATGCAAGAAGAAGTTGTCAGTGGTAGCAGAAGAAAAAAAGACATTGCGGATACAATGACAGAAATAGTTAAATTAGAAGAAGAAATAAAGATGTATACCGAGGAATTAGAGTTGCTATCTCCCACCTTGCAAGAACTAGAAGAGCAGTTTAAAGAATATAACGATATTTATAAAAGCATATATTATGAGTACTACATAAAAGGGTATAGTGCAGATAAGATAGGTTTGAGGCATTGTTATAGTAGGGCTCAAGTTTACAGGATTATAAATAAAATTGATGAAGAGTTATGTTCTGAAAACGTGAGACAAAATGAGACAAGTATATTGGTACAATAGTAATATAGAACAATTGAAGTTCTATAACCTCAAACCAAGGGCATAAGTTTAACCTCTTTCCGAGAATAAATTATGTCAGCAAGATAATCTCTTGCTACGGTCATATCCATTTCAGGATGGGCGGTGGGTATGACAGTAGGAATAGATTAAAGTCTGTTGCTATGAATTGTGTAACAAGCCATAAGTGGTTGAATGTTCTTGAACTTAAGGTTTGGCTGGGTGTTTATGACGTAGGTAACATTCCGCATATTAACCAAGATTTAGCTAATCGCCAAGGTTACACAATTTTTAGGAATAGATATGTCGTTTATTCCATTACACCTTAACCCAGAGTTAAAGGTGTCCTGGGGGTGATGTATTGCAATCATCACTACCTGTTTGCTGGTTTAGCTCAACTGGTAGAGCAACTGTTTTGTAATCAGTAGGTTGAGAGTTCAAGTCTTTCAGCCAGCACCATGCACTCGTAGCCTAATTGGATAAGGCAAGGGGCTTCTATCCCCTAGATTGAGAGTTCGAGTCTTTCCGAGTGTGCCATAATCAGATAGTTTAATTACAAAACACAGGTCTTCTAAACCTGAGATGGTGGTGTAAGTCCACCTCTGGTTACTTTTAAAATTCAAACTCTTTAGGGAGTTTTTTTATTGGAGGAAATTATGGAGTTAATAATTAAAGTGATATTTATAATTTTAATGATTTTATCATGTTTTTTAATTTGCATTTTAAACGCACACAAAAATGAAATCTGGGAAGAGATTTATAAAAAGTTATGAGTAACGCAAAAGCAAGAGAAAAACTAAAGATACTTTATGGTTGTAGATGCTTGTTGACCAATACAGAAACGGATAAGTTACATTACCACCATATTACCAAAAAAGAGCATGGTGGGAAGGCTACAGTAGAGAATGGTGCGAACTTAATAAGGGAGATACATCAATGGCTACGTCAACTAGAGTACAGCGATATAGAGTTATATCATTTAGTCAATGAATGCCTGCAATATTACAAGTTATGTTTAGACCTCCAAGAATTAAAATTGATAGAACAGTACGAAACAGAGTGTATACCTGAGTTTAGAAAGAAATTAAGAAGATGAAGAAGCAGAATGAAATAGGGGGAATATGCAGTTGGGAGTTCTTAATGAGGAATAGTTGCAGGACTTGTCCGATAGGGAGGATTTGCCAAGAATATGAAGAAAACAATAGGGTATCCAATACCAAAAAAGTTAAACAATTCGATAACAAACCAAAAACAAAAAGAAAACAAAAGAGAAACCGTCGAAGTTAAAGTAGGCAAGATAAGGAGTTATCAAACCTTAGTTTACAAAAATGGAAAATACACTTACCGAACTAAAGCATATACAGATTACCAAAAAGAAATAAGGTCACAGTTAATAGGAGTACCTAAGATAACTGATCTTATAGATTTAAAGGTAAGTATTATATTTAAATGCAAAAACAAAGTGGTAGGAGATATCGATAATATTACTAAACCGATTTTGGATATATTGCAGTTAAATGGGAATATAAAAAATGATAAGCAAATAGTAGAGTTAAATCTAAAGAAAGAATTTGGCTATAGTGAAAACGTTATAGAGATAGAGATTAAAGAGGTTTAACATGAAACATATATGTTTTTATTACTATCACATTAATATAATCGGCGGAGTAGAAATAGCAATACTTAATTTAATTAGTAGACTACATACTAAATACAAAATCACGGTAGCATTTGATAAAGATAATAGTAGTTTAGACTTTTTATTAAGATTAAGCAAATACGCTGATATAGTTAATATAAGTAAAGAAAGATTAGAATGTGATACTTTAGTGATTTGTAGTTTATATGGCAGTTATAGAAACATAAAGGCAAAGAAAAAAATAAGATGGCTACACGCTAATCTAAAGGAAATAAAATATAAACTAGATCGCGAACAAGATATAGATGATTATGTAGTAGTAAGCGAAGAATGTGGGAAACAATTGCAAGAAAGCAACGGAGCAGATTATAAATTAATATACAATTTACTAGATAAAGATATACTAGATAAAGCAAACGAAGAAGTAGATGTAGTTGATAAACCTTTAAAATTAGTAACAGTAGCAAGAATAAGTCCAGAAAAAGGCTTTGAGCGAATGCTTAAATTTGCTAACATACTCAAACAAAGAAAAATAGATTATGTTTGGTATATAATTGGAAAAGGCAATGAAGATTATTATAAAGGTTACGAAGAGAATATAAAAAGTAGAAGTCCTAAAGAGTTCATATACTTAGGTAAATTAGATAATCCATTTCCATATATGAAACAATGTGACTTCTTAGTTCAATTAAGCGACTATGAAAGTCAAGGGTTAGTTGTAGTGGAAGCTTTAACAATAGGTACACCAGTAATAATAACTAATTATAAAGTTGCTACCGAAACAGTAGATGATAAAGTAAATGGTTATATAGTAGACATGGAACTAACTAACGTTCCAGAGTTAAAACCTTTAAAGTTTAAATATAAATATAAAACAAACATAGAAGAATGGGAGAAGATACTATGATAGAACTAGAAACGATAATAAGATTCAATGACATTAAAGATAATGTATTAAGAGAAATCGGGGACAGATTTAAAGTAGATAAAGAGCGAGCAAGATATTTAGTAGATGAAAGAAAGCTGTGCGTTGTAGTTAAAATAGACAAAGAAACAACCAAAGATAAACCTAAAAAATCTACTACAAAGAAACAACCAAAGAAAATAAAGTGATTATTAAATAGAAAGGACTGATATTTATGCAGGGCAAAGGGCAACCTAGAGCTTTTAAATCAAACAAAGCTTTTATTGAAAAGTTTTTAGAATATATAGAGTACTGTAAGAGCATAGAATACTTACCAAATGTTGCGGGTTTTGCTAGATACTGCGATATAGATAGAAGTACCTATTATGCTCAAGAACAGTATTATTCCAACACATTTAAAAAAGTAGATACTATATTAGAAGATGAGACTATAAATGCAAAGAACATTAACGACGCTTTAAAAATTTTTTATATGAAAAATAAATTCGGCTACAAAGATAGACAAGAAATAGATAATGTCAACAATACTCAACGGGTTATGATAGTGAATGATTTAGATGAACCAGACGACAGTTAAGTTAAGAGATATACTAGCACCTCACTTTTGGAAGATGTTTAATTCTAGGGTTGAAGACCAAATATACAAGGGCGGAAGAAACTCAACAAAAACATCTATGATAGCAATCAAAATGGTGTATAACTGTATTGCAAATGATAACTGCTCGGCGGTTGCACTAAGATATAACGGTGTAGACCTAAGAAAAAGTGTTTATAGAGAAATTAAGAGGGCTTGTAGCAGATTGGGTTTAATAGAGAATGTAGACTACAAAGCAACAGTAAGTCCTATGCAAATATCATTTAACAACGGTAATTCAATATACTTTGCAGGTGGAAACGACTTTGAAGCGGTTAAGGGAACAATCGATGAAAAGAAACTGATTAAATTAGTGTGGTTCGAAGAACTAACTGGTTTTGATAGTGTAGAAACAATAGATCAGATTAAAGCGACATTTTTAAGAGGTAATAACGACTGGTTCGTTGCGATGTATTCATATAATCCACCTAAGAACAAATTTCATTGGGTTAATCTATGGGAAAAAGAATGCCAAAATAAAGAGGGCTATTTAATACATCATAGCGATTATAGAACAGTCAATCCTGAGTGGGTAGGACTTAAGGCTATAGAGGAAGCTGAAAGACTAGAAAAGTATGATAACAAAAGATATAGATGGATATATTTAGGGGAAGTTACTGGAATAGAGGGAATGATATATAATCCTGATTTAATCAATTGGGTTAAACCTACTTATATCGAAGATAATAAATTAAAAATAATATATGTAGACTTCGCAATTGATAGCGGACATCAGACGTCAGCTACTGTGTGTGGAGCGTATGGATTTGCAACAGACGGTAATTGGTATAGATTAGATACTTATTACTATTCTCCACAAGAAAAATCAAAAAAGAAAGCACCTAGTGAATTAAGTTTAGATATATTTAACTTTCAGATTAGTGTGTTAAAAAAATATGCAACATCAACAGACAGAGAAACAATAGACAGTGCAGAGGGTGCATTAAGAAATCAACTCTTTAAAGATTATGGCAAAAGAGTTAATCCAGTTAATAAAGGAAAAAATAAAGAAGAATTAATAGAATACTCACAAGACTTTCTTTCAAAAGGGAAGTTTTTTGTTTTAGATAATCCGAACAATAAAATATTTAAAAAAGAAATGGAAAATTATATGTGGAAAGAAAAATCAGTTGAAAATGGGAGACCTGAACCTGATAAAAAAGAAAAGGAATTGCCTAGTACAGAAGCTTATTACAATTCACACAGTAAAGAGATTAGTTATTATTATGGGGATCATACTTGTGATGATTACCAGTACTGGGTCAAGGACAACCTCCAAAAATTAGGATTAAAATATTAGAAAGGAATAACAGATGGATTTATATAATAATATTGCAGATGTGATGCAGAAAAAAGGTATTAATTGTGTAGTGGGCGATATATACGACCTGCAACAAGTGTGTAAGAGTTGGTATAGAGGAAATGTTAATGACTTTCACAACTACACTCAAACTCTGGTAGATGGTTCTGTTTGTGAAGTAGAACGACTAACAATGAGTATGCCGAAGAAAATATGTGAAGATATGCAAAAATTAACATGGACTGAAAAGGTAGAAATAGCTTTAGACACTAAAAAGAAAACTGAGCAATTATGGAAAGTATTAGACAGTAAAGAGAATTCATTTACAATAAACTTTCCAGCATTTTTAGAAAGAGTATATGCTTTAGGCACTGGAGCATTGGTAGAATTTATCAAAGATGGTAAAACAATAATTGATTATATTGATGGCGATTTAATGATACCGTATAAGTATACTAACACATATATAAATGGTTTGATTACCATTAGTCAGTTTGTAGAGCAAAAAGGAAAAGATAAGTTGTATTATACTCATTTAACTTTTCACGAGTTTGAAAATAATAAATATACGAAATATAACGAATTGTATTTAAGCAAAACATTAGGAGAGTTAGGAAAGGAAGTAGATTTTGCTACTAAGTTTCCAGATATAGAAAACCCTAAAATATATGATGGAGTAGATACACCTCATTTCCAAGTCATAAGAACACCTATAGCGAATAATTTTGATATGAATAGCCCTATGGGTATTCCATTACTTGCCAATCACATAGATAAGTTCAAATCAATAGATACTAAATATGATAGTTTCATGAATGAATTTGAGTTAGGTAAGAAAATGGTGCTTGTTGATAGAACAGCGGTTAAAGGGGCTAAAGAAGTTGATGCATCTGGGAATATTAGAGATGTATCTTACTTTGATAAGAAAAACAAAGTCTTTGTTGCAGTCAACGGAATGGAAAATCAACCCGTTAAAGATATCGATTTTAATTTAAGAGTTGAAGAGCATATTAAAGGTATCAATGCTGATCTAAACTACATTGCAAGTGGTATAGGCTTAGAGGGAATGTATGAGTTCGAGGCTAAGGGTTTAAAAACAGCAACAGAAGTTATATCAGAAAATAGCGATGCGTTTAGAACTAAACGAAACTATGAAACAATAGTTAAAGATGCAGTATATGATTTAGTAAGTGCCATATGTCAGTTAGAGGGCATTAAAACAAAAACAATAAATATCATTACAGATGACAGTATCATTGAAGATGAGAATGCACTTATTGAAAGAGGCTTAAAATTGTATAAAGAAAATGTAATATCTTTAGATACATTTATGATTAAGTATTTACATTTTGATGAAGTTCAAGTCAAGGAAGAAAAAGCGAAAGTATTAAAGAACATCGCAGTTGTAATTGAATTACTAGATGCAGATGTAATTGACAAAGAAAAAGCAATAGCATTATTAATGGAAGATCTACCAGAAGAAGAAAAAGCAAGAATACTTGCTAATACTGGAGAAGTATATACAGAAGAGGAAGAAGAGGAGGAGTCAGAAGATGAGAGTGATGATTAGCCAACCCATGAGAGGTAAAACCAATAAACAAATAAAAGAAGAAAGAAAATCTTTAGTAAAGTTATTAACCAAACAATATGGCTGGGAAGTTATAGATACAATCATTTATGAGAAACCACCAAAAGAAGCCGATGAAGCAATATATTACCTATCAAAATCAGTGGAATTTATAAGCAAAGTAGATTGTGTTTTCTTTATGAAAGGTTGGGAAAAAGCAAGAGGATGTAAAATAGAACACCAAATTGCAGTTAATTATGACAAAGAAATTATATATGAAAATTAGGTGATCTAAATGACTGATTTTAATACAGTGATTGATAAGTTAGATAGTAAACAAACTCTAGCAATGTTATTAGAGATAGAAAAGAACTATAAGAGAATATCTAACAAAATACCTGCTCCTAAATATGATAAGGCTTTTCGCATTAAAAACATGCGAGAAATTAAAAGAGCATTAAAAGATTTAAAGCCTCAATTAGATAAGGTGTGGGATAGCAATTTAGAAGTTATAAACAAATACTCTAAAATGACAATGACTAATAACTACATTGTGTTTGATCTAATGAAAACTAAACTAAATTTAACCGCAGGAGCAATTGAAGTTGAAAAGTGGAATAAGATACAAGATAAGTTATTAAATGCAAGACAACGAAAAATAAAAATACAACAAGTAATGCGAGGCAATAAGAACCACCTGAACAAACAAGTACAAAAAACAGTCAATGATATGTATCGAGACGGTAAGAGTTGGGTACAAACTCAAAAAGCATTAGAAGAAGAGTTTAATTATAATGCACATAGAGCAAAAAGAATTGCACTAACTGAAAAGTGGTACTACAAGTCAGAGGCTCAATTACAAGGAGCAAAAGGGCTTGATGTATATAAAGTTTGGTTACATAGTGGTAAACCTAACGAACCGAGAATATCGCACCTAGAGGCTTCTAAGAGTGCAGTAGTAAGAGGTATTGATACCAAGTTTGAGATAGGTGGCTATGAAACAGTCGCACCTCAACATTTTGGAGTAGCAAGTGAAGATATCAATTGCAGATGTACAATGCGAATTGATTTAGTAGATGAAGTCGATTTAGCACCTAAAGAAATTCAGGAAGCAATAAATAAGTATATTGAGGACTAGAAATAGTCTTTTTTATATGTCCTACCATTATGACATTAAACTAATGGGGAAAATATAGTCGACAGACTTTAAGTGGGAGGAGATTTTTAAATGAAAGAAGAAAATCAGGTTACAGAAGTTAAGAACGAAGAAGTAGCAAAAGTTGAAACTCAAACAACTCAAAAAGATGAGGGAAAAGCAGAAGTTGATATGATTTCTAAAGATGAAGCTCAAAGAATGGTAGATAAAGCATTAGCTAAAAACCTACCACCTAAAGAAGAAATGAAAGAATTCAAGGATTGGAAAGAATCTAAAAAGACCGATGCAGAAAAACAAACCGAAAGAGAAAGAGAACTAGAAACTACTAGAAATGAATTATCTAGTGTTAAACAAGAAAACCTAGCACTTAAAAAAGGTGTTAACTCTGATGATTTAGATTATGTAGTTTTTAAAGTATCTAAACTAGACGGGGAATTTGAAGATAATTTAGAAGAGTTCTTAAAAGAAAATCCTAAGTTTACTTCAGTAAGTGAGGCTACTACCAAAAATGATGGTACGGCAACGCAAAAGATTGCTAATAACAAAGAGGATGGGGTTATGGCGATACTTAAATCAAAACATCCTAATTTATATGAATAAGCCAAAAAAATGAAAGGAAAGTGATATTATGGCTAATCCAATCGCAAAAGACGGAACTCATTACCGTCAAGAACGATACAACGATGCAATCGTTCCATTAATGAGAAAAGAATTAAATGTTAGAAATGAATTTAGTAGAGATTTTGAAGGAAGTCCAGTTTCAGGAGCAGTTAAAGTTCCAGTAAGAGCTACTGACCCTACAATTGCTGAATATGATGTTTCAGCAGGAGCAGATTTAACTCAAAGTGCAACTACTTACTTAAATGTTCCAGTAGACAATCATTTTGCTATCAATGAAATAATTGATGGTTATGAAGCACAAGCTGTTCCAGACAATTTACAAGCACAAAGATTAGAAGCAGGAGCATACGCACTAGGAAGAAAACTAGAATTAAATGCAATTGCTGAACTAGAAGCAGAAGGAACATATGAAACTTCAACTACTGCTTTAACTAATGAAACGGCTTATAAGGCTATCAAAGACACTATCATTACTATGAAAGGTCTAGGAATGAGAACTGAAGACTTAGTAGGTTTCGTTAGTGCAGATACTGAAGCACTATTATTAGAAGATGATATGTTCGCAAATTCAGCTGGAACATTAGGAGCTGAATTACTTCGTGATGGAGTTATCGGTAAAATAGCAGGAGTAAATATTAAACCATCATATAATTTAAGTGCTACTACTGAATATGTTGTATTTGATAAGAGATATACTCAAGCAATTGATGAATGGAAAGTTAATCTAGGAATTAATAACTTAGGAAACACATTCATTGGTGCTAGTGCATTACAAGGTAGAATAGTATTCGCTGATGCAGTAACTAATTCAGATGCAGTTCGCATTAAATCAACAGCAACACCAAGTGCTTAATTTAATTAGAAAGGGGCAGTAAATCATGATAACAGAACAAGAATATAAAGAATATTTCGGAGTAACTACTGCTCCGACTAATTTCACTAGATTATTATTTATAACTGAACAAACTATATTATCAATAATAACTAAAGGAATATCTACTGTTGATGATTGCTATGATGATTTTAAAAAAGCGATTATGGAGCAAATGAAATATTTTGAACTTAATCCTGAATTATTAGAAGTGGCAAACTCAGGTGGTGGTGCTTCGTTAGGGAAATTTAGTGAGGGAAGTAAAGATAAAGTAAAATCTAGTGAAACAATAGAAATTATAAGTCCTATCACATACAATATACTTTTAAATTGTGAGTTATTGTATCCAGGACTATGTTAAAGGAGATGAAAGATATGGTAAAAGTAAAACTAGGAGCGATTATTAAAGAAGTACCAAAGGGCAGTTTAATATGGTATAAAAAGGCTGGATGGTCTATCATAGAAGAGAAACCAAAGCAATCGGAGGTTAAGAATGAAACCAATACCAAGAAGAATGCTACCAAATGAGGTAACTTATAAAGAATATCTAGGAGATACTGGCGAAGGTATCTCTTTTTCATCGCCTATAACTCTTAAGAATGTAAAAATAGAAGAATATAGGAAATTTGCTTATACATCAAACGGTAGAGAACAAATAGGTAATGCTACTTTGTTTTATGACTGTACTAATTCTATTGGTTTAACTTCCGAGCCTATTCCAGAGAGTAAAATTATCTTTAATGATAAAGAATACACAGTAGTTGATACTGATGTATTGAGAGCTAATTCTGATGATCCTCATCACTATGAGGTATTGTTAAAATAATGGCTAAAAAATTTGATAGTTTTATGTCTTTTAGTAATTGGATAGAAGAAGTAAATGAAAAAGCCAAGAAAAAAGCAATAAAAGAAATTGCTGAAGAATGGTACAAAGATAGCGAAAAATATACTTATTATGATACTGGCGAAATGTATAAGAGTGGCGAAATACATAGCAACTTTGATAAAGGAGTTATTATTTTAAGAGCTCCACAAGTAAAATGGCTATATTATACTACTTGGATAACACCAAGACACAATTTACAAGCTGTACCTCAATGGTTTGAGGCAACGAAAACCGAGAATATGGCAAAATATAAGAATATTTATATAAATAATTTTAATGAAAGTAAAAAGAAGGTGTAATTATGAATACAGAGGGATTTATAACTAAGATACGAAGTTTAATTGCAGACAATACAGATTTAGCATTAACTGATGTATTTAGTCCAGAACTACCACAAGAAAAAGAAAACATAGTTGCTGTAACTCTTTTAACGGGGTTTACAGACTATAATCTATGTGGGCAAGACTATTGGTATCCGACATTTAGAACACTCGTTAGAGGCTCTAAAAACGATACTACAACAAGGGCTTTATGTGATGATGTGTTTAATGCGTTGCAATTGAAGAAAACATCTTATGATAATTATGAAATAGTCCAGATTTTAGCAGTAACTACACCAATTTATGTTGGTAAAGATAATAACCAACGAAATTTATACAACATAACTTTTCAAGCGAAAGTTAAGAAAGGAGAATAGTTATGGAAAATGAAAAATTTAAAACAATGATAGACATTAGCACTGATGATACACCAGATTATCAAGAATATTGTCCTATCAATGTTTCTGACAGTGGAAATATCACTATGGAAACTTGGTATAACTTATGCAGTAAATATGCTAATAATGAAGTAGTGGCATTAGACCCACAATGGGATTTTACAGCAAAGTTTGAAAAAGGTGATGCAGTAGGGGCTTTTATCGTAGATAAAAAATACAAAGTAGGGTTAGAAAGAACAGCTAAAGTAAAATTAATCAATTTAGAAGAAGGTAAAGAGATTAGTTTTGTGGCAGTTTTTGATGATATTACAAAAACATATGAAACTGAAACGGTAACAGAAGTAGCGTTTGCTATTAAAGTTCATCGTGGAAGTGGTTTTGAAATAAAAGATTATGTTGATCCAAGTGCTTAATATAATGGGGGCTTAATTGCTCCCTTTATTTTTTTAATAGAAAGGAAGAAATTATGTTAAAAATAGTAGCTAAAAAATATGAAATAGAAGAAGAAATCGAAGTAGTTAATGAAAAAGGTGAAACATTAGACAAAATAACTATGCAAATAACACCTGATGAGTTAAAAGAAATTGAAGGTATAATTATAAATCAAAAAGGTATCAAACAAACTCAGGAACTGGAAAAACTAGAGAAAAAAGGTGCCAGTGAAGAAGAATTAGAAAAGAAACAAACAGAATTTTTAGATCACTTAACACAATGCGAAAAGAAGTTTGAAGAAATAATCTTTAAAGATAAGTTAGAAAGTTTTAAAGAAAAAGTAGGCGAATATTACTTTGAAGAAACTTTAAGCAGTGTGTACGATTTTTTTTGGAGTTCGTTTATAGACAAAAAGGCGAAACGAGTAAATACTATGAGTTCAGACCTGAAGAAGATTACGAAAAGATAAATATCTTATCTATAAACGATGTAGAATACGAATTAAAAATAACATATAAAAATGTTATGAAAATAATAAAACTAATTTCTGATAATTTCCCAGAGAAGTTTAAAGTAAATAAAATATTAGAAATATTAGGATTTAAGGAAGATTTAGAATTCGAAACTAAATCTTTTTTAGTAAAAGAGATAATGGACTATATATTCAAACCTAATGAAGGTGGAAATAGTAGTAAAAAGATATTCGATATGTATCTGGATTATAGATATTATTATTATGATTTTTTTAAACTAGGAATTGATTTAAATAAAGATGATATTGATTGGTTAGTATTTGATACTTTGTTAGAAGGTATTTTATTGCAAAAAGAAAGTGCAATGTTAACTGTTTTAGGTTATCGAAGTTATAAGAAACCGAGTGGAAATATAAAAACTTATGAAAATGAAGAACATCAATATTATTTAAGCAAACAAAGACAGTATGCTTTACCATCCGAACAAAAAGATATTGACGAAGGTTTCGACAAAATGTGGGATTACTTAGAAGAACAATCTAAAAAATGACAATTTTAGAAAAATAATATATAATGTTTTTAAAGGAGGCTGACAATGAATAAAAAAAGTGTGTTTTTAGGTTTAACGTTTTTTTTCGGTTTAGGCTTAATAGGTTCATTTTTTGATAATTCAGAAGATATTCTGGTTATACAATTATTTACTTTGGTCATATTTATATTTTTTACTTATAAATATTTTACTGTTGCAAAAACAGAAAAAAAAGAAAACTATAAAGACAGAACGGAAGAATTAGTTTGTGCAAAGTGTGAAAATAATAACATCTCTTATCAAGTAATTAACGAAGTCGAATTTAAAAGAAAAGGCAGAGGTTGTCTTTATTGGTTAATTATAGGTTGGTGGTTAGAAATTTTATTATGGTTTTTCTTGACTATCCCAAGATTGTTGTTTTTATTGTTTGGCGGAAAGCGACAAAAAGCAATAAATCTCACAAAAAAGATGGCAGTATGTCAAAATTGTGGATATAGTTGGAAAGTATAAAAGATTAAAATCTTAATAGAATAATTTAAAAAGATACATCTTCGATAGGTGTATTTTTTTGTGTGTAAAAACGAAAGGAGTTGAGAAGAATGAATGATGCAGAAATAAGAGCGAAAGTAGAAGTTGGCGATGGTGGTGGTTTTGTCAAACTTGGCAGAAATATCAAACAATGTGATAAGCAAGCAGAATTTTTAAAGTTTAAAATAGACGAAACGAGAAAATCAATTCAAAACTTAGAAAAAGAATCTGGAAAAATTAATCTAGCTGGTGGCACTGGTAAATTAGCTAAATTATTGAAAACTAATAGCCAAATGAGTTTACAAAGAACAAATGAATTTTCTGGACAGAAAGTAGATACTTCAGCTCTAGGAATGAGAACAAGATTGTTTGAAATCAAAACCGACAATACAAAACAAATTCTAAAACAAAAATCTGCTCTCGAAAAAATGGAAAACCAGTATGCTAAATTAACATCAGTTCAAGAAGTTTCTAGTGATAGTTTATCAAAAGGAATGGAAAAAGGAGTTAAATCGCTTAAAAGATTTGGATTATCATTATTTGGTATACAATCTATCTGGCGAATGGTATCAAGAGCTAGTTCGGCTTACATGGCACAAGATAGTGCTATGGCTCAAAAAATGCAAGCAACATGGGTAGGTTTAGGTAGTTTCTTAGCACCAATATTGGAACGAATAACTACCATGGTAATAAGAGCCGTTAAATACCTAAATGTGTTTATTAAAGCATTAACTGGAACAGACTTTTTAGCAAATGCTATGGCTAAATCATTAAATAAAGCAGGACAAGCAGGAACGAAAGCAAGTAAACAATTAGCTGGATTTGATGAAGTAACTAATTTAGGTGATAATGCAGGTGGTGGCGGTGTAGATACAAGTTGGGTAAATGCATTTGAGGATATACCACTTGATGAATCTATAGTAACTAGGATAACTGAATTAGGGTTAGCAATTAAATCGGCGTGGGATGAATATTTTGCTCCGTTTTTTTCTTGGATGAAAGATAATTGGGATGGAGTAGGCAAATGGGTAGGCTTAGCTATAGGTGTAATAATAATTGCCTTAGCGTTGTTGTCTGGCTCTTGGTTTTTGGCGTTTGGTTTAATAGTGGCGTTTGTCATTATATTTTGGGATGAAATAAAATTTATTTTTAAACTTGGTGTCGATATTATTTGGGCAATAATTGTTTCATTATGGGAAATGGTTAAAGGGATTTTTGAATTAGCGTGTTCAATAATAAAAGGTGTCGTAAGCGTAATAGTAGGAATAATCACTGTAGGTGTAGATCTGATTAAAGGTGTTTTTGGGACTATAACATCAACAATAATGGGAATTGTAGATGGAGTAAAAACCATATTTAAAGGTTTAATAACTTTTTTAACGGGTGTATTTACAGGAGATTGGGAAAAAGCTTGGGAAGGTGTTAAAACCATATTCAAAGGGGTGTTCGACACTTTATGGAGTATAGTTAAATTCCCCTTAAATTTAATAATTGATGGAATTAATGCACTAATTGGAGGTTTAAATAAATTGAAATTTGACGTTCCAGATTGGATTCCTTTGATAGGTGGCAAAAAATTTGGTTTTAATATACCTAAAATACCAAAATTAAATGTAGGAGCTTCTGAAGTATTAAGCGATGGTTTGGCTTATTTACATAAAGGCGAAGGTGTAGTTACAAAACAATTTAACTCAGCACCTTATGTAGCTAATTCAATGAATAACGACAGAGTGATTGAATTGCTAAGTATGTTAAACGATACTTTAGAGAACAAAGATTTTTCTCCATTAATAGATAAAAAAGCAATGGTTGACACAGTAATAAGTGGTATAAATCATCAAAATAGAGTAATAGGCAAGGGGGTATTTTAATGGCTAAAGTTTTATGGCAAACAAAAAACCCATCTTCAAACCAATATGAAGATATGCCTCCAATGACAGGTTTCGGAGGAGAGGGAAACGATTTAGACAAAAATAGTTATAGAGATATAGTTCAAGGTAATTTTCATAGACCTGTTATTTTAGGGAAAGGCTGGACTAAGTCATCCCACACTTGCGACCATTTAAGCGATATAGAGTTTGGAAACTTGTTAGCAAGATTAAGAGTTTATCCTCTGCATATCAAAATAAGAGCAAGAGTCTGGAATACAGAATGGTATGAATTTGAGGGATACTGTGCTAAATACAGTTGGAATATGAATCAAGATGGAACTTGGAAAGTTTCTTTTAATCTAGTTCAAGGTAAAAGAACGGCAGGGATGTGATTTAAGTGTTAGAAATTAAATTTGATAATGTAGCAATAGATAGCAATGGTATTAAAGGTTTAAGTAATACTTATGAATTATATAAAGATAACTTTTATCTAGGTGCTATTGCTTCTAACACATTTAAATTAGAAGTTGCAAAACATCTAATGCCAAGTAAACCGACTGAAGTTAAAATAGAAGATGATAATAATAATTATGTTTTAGAAGTAGACAAAATAGAAGAAACTGATAATTCTTATGAAATTGAACTAACTGATAAAATGCTAAGGTTTAATTTTCTTTATGATGCCAAACCTTTAATAGATGAAAATCGAGTTGATGGCGAAAGTACTACAACTATTCAAGATATTTTAAACGATATATGTGACAAAGCAGATATTGAATGTAATTACACTTTAACTACCGCTAATCATATTGTTGATTGGTGGGACAACAGAATATCAGCAAGAGATTATATTTCAATGATAGCAGAAAAAGAGGCTACTTTTGTAAGGTTTGAAAACGATGAACTAATGTTTATTCCCGTTAATTCGCCTAGTAAAAAAACTATCAATGAAGATGAAATTGATGAGTTGAAAATCGGCGAAGGTAGAAAAATAACAAGAGTTGTTTATGATAATGGAGTAGGCACCTTTTGGGAGTTTGGTGATGAAAGTGGGAACACTTTATATTTAGACTCGAATAATGTTTATATAATCGATGAAGATGATGTAGAAGATATTTATAACAAAATAAAAGATTTTGAGTTTTATTCAATAACAGTTGGCAATTGTCCGATAGATAGTTCGGTGTTAGCCGGAGATGTAATAACATTTAAAGATAGAAATGATAATTTATATCCTACAATCGCACAGTATAGCCTAAGTTACTTCGGAGAATGGCTAGGTGGTTATAGTTTAGACATCAAAAGTACCATTCAAGAAGAAACATCAATATTAGGTGTATTTGATAGTGTCAAGTCAATACGAACAGAAATAGACAGAGTTAACAACGAATTTGGAATTATAGCTGAAGAGATAGAAAAGCTTACCGACTACATCAGAAACGTAGGAACAACTGGTAACTATCTAATGTTACCAGACACTCCAAGAAGTGGTGGAGCAATAAACAAGCTAAGGATAAGAGGCTTTGATTTAAGACCACTTTATCCTGGAATGACATATCCAAGTGAAAATACTTATCCTGGAGCATTAAGTTTTTATACTCTGGTTTTTGACACTATTCCGACTTTTGACAACGAGCCTAATTATGTGTTTGTTAATAGCCCTATTCCATTACAAAAAATTGGCGATGTATATGATGAAATATCAATCGAAGCTAATAAAGTAAAAGTAATACAAAGAATTGGTTATGACTTTGATAACGAGCAATGGAGCGTTTTATCTAGCCCTATTACACATGAGTTAAATGATGTGCTATTACCCACTTTTGACGGCGATACATATATAAGTGTTAAGTATTTTGATAATCTAATTTATGATGCTGAATACCTTATTAAAAACGATTTAACAAGCAATTTTGCAACTCAATTAGAAAGTTCAAGCCAATTTAAAATGAGTAAAAATGAAATCGAAGCCAAAGTAGATAAAGATGGACTTATAAGTGCAATAAATTTAAGCCCTGAAAATGCAAAAATATTAGCGAGTAGAATTGCTGAAATAAAAGCGGAGCAGATAAAACTTGAGGGTTTAACAACTGTCAATGAAAACTTTAAAGTATTGTTAGATGGCTCAATAGAGGCAAACAATGGAACATTTAGAGGTGATATTTATCTCCCTGATGGCGGAAGAATAGTAGGGGGAGATGGGTTACTATCAATGATGGTAGTCCCAAGCAATATATTTTCGTTTGCTTTTGTAGGCGGTAATGCAATGTTGCCACTAACACCTATAGATAGGCTGGAATTTCAATTTGTTGTGCCGAAAGATTTTACAATAATTGAGGCATACGTTATTATTAATCATCAGCCTTGCCATAACATCTACGGACATCACCCAAAAGAAACAACGGTTGGAAGATGCAGAAATTTAAAATTGTACAAATCCACTAACTATAGAAGTGGCTATATCGAATTTGACTGGGATGGTGGGGATATGGCACTACAAGAAGCGAGTATGTCATATGTGGAAATTAGCAATGCTTTTGGGGCTAACGGTTTTACTGGGAGTACAAGTATTGCAGAATCTGTTAAGTCTAGCGACATCTCGAGTCATATTGACTCATCTGCAAGCGAAGATATTTTTAATGTTATAAAAATACAGTCAAGCTCTACTGGTGGAGATATGATGGAAAATACGGGAAGTTGCAATGCGAGTCTAGTTATTATCGGATATAATAAATTTACATAATTGCATATAATGTATAAATGTATTATAATTTAATTAGAGGAGAGGAAAATGAAAAAAATATTTAATAACACATATTTAAAAGCAACTTTGTTGGTGGTTTTTATAAGTATTGTTAGTATGATAATTTACTCGTCGATAAATAATGTTACTGCAAGTGATACTGTATCAATTAAACAATTTAATAATGCAATTAACGAACTTAAAGAAAACATAGAA